GGCTGTGTGAAGCGTATCTCTTTTGATGATTGGAATATCGTCTATCCTAAGGGAAAACGTGAGGAACACAAGCTCGCAGCCAAACAGGTTGCCTGTGATGACAGTGTCTTACCGGATCGTATCCATGATAGAAAACTGTTCACCAAGATTGAGTCATTGTCTAAATCCACAGAAGATGGAGTCGCCAAACTGGCACCGCGAGGTATCCAGGCTGGGTCTGACATCCATAATGTGGTGACTGGGCGGTATTGCAAGTCATTCTCCGGCGTTCTCAAACGTGTCTGGAGTGTGGCTTCCGCTAAGGGGTTGATGTACACTTCTGGTTCCTCTGCTGAGGATATTGGACGTGCCTTTGAACAGTCGCTTGAAAATTGCCCTGGTTACTCGATCTTAGAAGGAGACTTTGCCCGCTTTGACTCGACTATCCACCGCTTCTTCCTTGAGCTCGAGGCTGAGATCTATGCTTGGCTCGGTTGCTCCCCCCGTGAATTTGCAGCTTTCATGCAGTGCATCAACACGCGGGGTCGGGACAAGTGGAAAAACAAGTACAAGGTTGATGGCGGTCGCCACTCAGGTGACCACAACACGGCCTGCGGTAACACTCTTATCCAGGGCCTGGCCATTATGTTTTGCTTGGCGTATCATCATGCCACCCTCCACGATGGGGTACTGCCGTCCTATGTGCAGTTATGCGAATTGTATCATCTTGCCATGTTTGCACTTGGCGATGACAACCTGTTGGTAGCACCTGAAGCTTTCTTGGCTAGTCTGGGCCCTGAAGCAAAGGTACTCGTGGACTTGCTCCTCCGTCTTGGTCTCGAGCTGGAACCTAAACTTCATGTTGGTCCCAATGCTCGTTACCATGCTACCTTTTGTTCTGCGCACTTCTATCCTGTTGAGGGTGGATGTGTGCTTGCCCCTGGTGTGGGCCGTGGTCTTGCCAAGTCTGGATATTACGTAAATCCGCCTGCTGGTGTCGCCGTTGAGCAGTTGCTCCGTGCTGATGCCATCGGAAAACGACAGGACTGCTGGTTTGTTCCTTTTCTCGGTCCCATGTGGAAGAGAACCCTTGAGTTAACACAACAGTTCTCAGGGAAGGAGGTGATCTCCAAGGACTTGACCCGCCAGAAGCTTCACAATGCACATGCCTCCAAAACTTTTGAGGCCAACGACCAGACCTATGAAATGGTTGAGGCCGTTTGGGGCTTGACCCGTGCTGATGAGGAGGAGTACAAGAAACTCCTTGCATCTGTGAAGACTTTGCCCTGCATTTGTACCATGACCAAATTTCGTGCCGCTGCCATCGCAGACGGTATGGTCGATGATGTACGTGTAGAGGCTGGTGCGCTTGTGGAGGAGGAGAAGTATCCTGAATCAACTCCCCCGCTTGCTGACGCACCTGTGCAGTGGTGTTCCGTCTGTAAGGCCTCGACTGTGTCGGCCTGTACATGTGATGGAAACACTCCTGCCGGTGCGACCACCCGTACTGCCCAAGGATGGGTTGCCAGGTTTCGTTCATTCGTTGCCGGTCAGCCTCCTGTGGA